TAATATAGTCAAGATCATCCATAGAGGTGCCATGAGGATCAGGATAAATGTCCCAACAAGAAACAAACTCAATTCTAGGGACTCTAACATCAACGGGTCTATAAACTCGGGTACCATCTTCGCCTTCCTCCCAGATATGGAGAGTCTTGTTGAAGTTGTACGGGCCCTTCAAGACCCCAGTACCCAGCAAGCAAGCTTCAAAGAGAGCATTGCGAATCTCTACGTCGCCATTGCTTTCTTCGATCTGATCATGAATCAGCTTCTCCATTCGCATGGCAGCTTCTTCTGCTGGATCAATCTCTGGGATACTTGGGTCAGGGGCTGGCCCTTCCTCAAGTACAAGCTTCCCAGTATTATCTGTAAATTGCTCCGCTAACCCCCGGAGAAAATCACCCATGCTACGTTGCGTAGCTCCCGGAGGCAGAACCCTACCGTCCCCTTCATAGCCAACATCGAAAGGATCAACGTCCTCTCCGACCTCAGCCGGATCTACAACCTGTTCAGGGCTAGTAGGATCTTCGGGGCTTACATCGTTCCCTACTTTCAAGTGGGCTCTTTCAGCAATACCCTCAGGGACTTTAGTCGCTTGGACGCCCAGAGGGAAATCAGGGGTACCGAAGATAACATCCACGAGCATCCCGTATGCGGCTACTACCTTAGCCTTAGTAATCTTAACAAATACCCTAGACTTCTCGTGCTCAGAGAATCGCACGTTTTTACCATAGACACCACGATAATTCTGGTAGGCGTCCAGCCAGTGCTTCTCTACAAGCTCCCGGCTTCTTTTAGCTCGATCAAAGCGGCTACGGATTTGCCCAGCAAGATTGGTTGTCTCTCGAGCAGCCTGAAGCTCTTTGCCATGCTCGTCGGGAACATCAGCAATATAGCCAGCATTCAGTAGGGTATTGTCTTCGGCCATTAGCAGGGTTTCGCTGATACGCTATTAGAGTCTTGTGAGTTCAGAGTTGATACAGTGCCGTGAGTCATCTCTGAAGAGAAATTGGCTGGGGCTTCCGGGGCTGCAGTGGGCTCGGGGCTCTCTACAGGATTAGAAGCCTCAGGAATATTCTTCTTCCTAGACTCATACTCTGACTTCACTTTATCATTAAAGTTTTCCATTAGCAATACTTACCGTTCTTAGGGTTGCTAAAAGGATCTTTGCGATCAAGCGTTGAAATGATACCTGATTTCTCAGTGGCCCCATATTGCTTAGAGGCTACGTGACCCGCTGCGTTCATAGGAGCAGAGGCTTTTTCAACCTTAATGCCACCATGATTAGAGGGCTTACCGCCGCCACCGGGACGCTTCAGGTTATCGCCTTGTGGTACTGCTGTGTTCGTACCGCCTGTCAGTCGTTCCATAGTTCTTAGTTCTCTTTTGATTTACCTAATACATAACCTATAAGAAAGAAACCTATACAAAATAGATAAGTGAGTTCTACAGGAAATGTAACCATAATTAATACCCGAAGATGCTATCGGCTGGCTGATAGACCTCTGACTTAAATCTAGCCAATCTAGCCATGTGCCCTTCAATCCTTGGGCGGCTCATAAGCGCATACCTCAAGGCATCATAGGCATGATCCTGAGCATGAGTATCTACATCCTCTGGATCATTCTTAGCGGCGGGGAGCGCCTGCATTTCTCTTATAGTATTAGGGCAACTAGAGAATATCTGTAGCTTTGGCCGCCCTGTTTCCATGTTCTTGGCTAGTCGCTCATGGACTTGGATCTTACCAGCCTTACGGTTCTTATCAGCCCTTCTGAGCTTGTGGCCCATCTGGACTAGAACTTCACCAACTGTAGGGCCTTTATAGCCCCCGCCCATCTGGCTCCACGCTGCTGTATCTAGGACTCCGGGTACACTTCGTACATCCGGTAATTCCATTTCCCTTATTATAGCACCTAATTCCGATCCTGTCAAGCCTTTTTTATAAAGTTCCCTGTATACGATAATTGTGCCATCCTCTGGATCTACTGTAAGCCACACGCAGGCTGACTCTGAGGCATATCCGTAGTCAATGCCCTTAAGCCTTTCCCAGTGTGCAGGGATCTCAAAGGGAGGGATAACATGGATATTAGGATCAAATTCTGGGAATGCTGCCCCCTCGACAACATCCCAGTTTCCCTCAAGAAGCTGCTGACGGAGAACTGTTGGCATCCCCTTCAGGATTTGTTCGTAGTCCCCATTCTCGTAAAGGTATGGGTTGTCTGAGAGCCTTGAGGGTATGAACTTTCTGGACATACCGTCAGGGCCTACGAAGCTAGTGTTGGGTGGGCAAGGATCAATATATCTCTTCTTGACCCACCAGCCCCCGATGTTACCGGGGTTAGCGGTCGCTCTAAGATATGGAGTTATATTAGGGTTAATTGTCCTGAGACGAGTAGCCAAGTAATTCCAACAGAAATCACTAGGCCACTGAGTAAGCTCATCAAAGCCAATCCAAGAATAAGCTTGTCCTTGATATCTATAGACGTCACTGTCCTTCTCGCAGTACCCGAACTCTAACTTAGCCCCTGAGGGAAATGTCCAGATTTTGTCTTGCTGTCTGAACTTGGCACCGGGAAAAGCCTTTGGATATAATTCAAAAGACTTGTCGATAAGCTCACGGAGTTCTGGCATAGTCCTTCTAATGAGCAGTGCCCGGGCGTCCCCTATATGGCAGAACCTAAGGGGATCAACAAGCATCGCATAGCTTTTTCCCCCTCCGGCTGCTCCCCCAAATAAGACATCTTTTTCTCCTGCTCCTAAGAAATGTTCCTGTGGCCCCGGATTGGGCTTAAAGATTACCTCAGATTCCTCATTGGCTATCTGATCTCTTACAGCCTGAGGTAGCCTATCTAGTTCCTCTTTAGTTATTAGCTGATTCTTTGAGCGCCCATCAAGTTTATTTAAAGCCTCTTTAGTCTTTTCAGCTTTCTTCTGGGCCTCTTTAACTTTTGCTTCTAGCTTCTTAACTCGCTGTTGTTCTTCTCTAACTCTATCTCGGGCCTGCTTAGCCGCCCTTTTCTTTTTAGTCTCACTATGGAGATTATGGGGGCTTCCGGGTAATTTACCTTGTTTCCTTGCAGGTACACCCGCTTTAGTGAGAATAAAGTTACCGGAGGAATCTGTCTTATAAAGCTCTGGATAGATCTCCCAAAGCTCAGGATACTCCTTGAGTAGCCTCTGGACTTTGGAGGCTGTCAGTTCCTCTAAGGGATTCTCCTCTCGTACTTTCGTATATTGGGTGTCGCTCATCTCTAATTATTAACCTCAAGCCCTCATAGGTTATAGGCCGGTCTGCATGGTATGTAAGGTAGATAGCCCCTTCTCGTATGCTTAGGGCTTCCATATTAATATAATTGATTGTCTCTACTAGCTTGTCCAATACTTTATCATTGGGTTGGAAGTACTTCTCCCCATCTTCTAGAGGCTCATAGCCATACGGGGGCTTACCATTCTTATTATAGGCTACAGGGTAATCACTCATCTATGATCACCGCATCCTCTGCAGGGATATCAATAGGCTCTTTCTCAGGGATAATAAAGACCCCTCCTTTAACTGTATGCCTCACATCCACTAGCTCCTTTTTGGCATGTCCAGCTCTGTCGAGTGTTGTTTTCGCTGCTTCCATCCTTTCACGGGCTTGAGGTACAGGTACAGGGCTTACCATAATATCCCTAATAGTCTTAGCAGCCTCTAGGGCACTATTAGCAATCATGTCATCAATAAGGGCTGACAGCTCCTCTCGCACAGCACGTACAGCACTTACGGGGTGTTTGTACCCTGCTAGCTTTGCTGCTTCTATTGGATTATAATTAGCTTCTTCAAGGCTATCTAGGAGCTTCAGTTGCATCTCTGTTAGCTCACGCTTCCCATACCTTTGGGGGCTAGGTAAATAAGTTTCATTCTTCTTCGAGGTCATAGATCCATCTAGCTTTCACTAATTCGATAAGGAGTAATATATCTCGTATATCATCTGAGGAGCTATATAAGACGATCTCAGCGTCTTTAGTCATACCCAATACCAACACCTCATCTAGGATAGAAACATCCTCTAGGGCCTTCTGAAGGGCTGCTGAGGGCTCTATGGGGCCATTAGGAAACACATATAGCATAGTGTCTATTATAGCCCTTGAGCCGCCACTTGTCAATAGGAGATTATAAAATATTTAAAAAAAGTCTTG